GTTGTTCCTATTTCTTTAAAAGCTACTCCAGTGCTAACATTGTTAGCACCAGAGAGTGAACTTTCTGTGGTAGATACTGAACCCATTATTGATCTACCTCCTTCGTTGTAGTAGTTGCTGCTTCGTCAGTTGAAAGAATATCTTTTACATCTGTCTTAATAAAACTCTTTCCTATGGAAACAACTTTAGTCCAACCTTGCATAGCCACTAGAGCTACAATAAAACCTAGTATAATTGCTGCAAATAGAGTATACCATAAGAAAGCCATGGATACGTAAGAAATATACGCAAAATAAGTAAGTACTGTTAATACTATTGAAAGTATAACCACTACCAAATCCGTTGGCACATTCTTAAATAAAGCTACGCCCTTAATTACCTGTATAATCACAGATACTATAAAAGCTAATATACCTATCACTAATACTAGTGTAGATGCATGTGCTATTAATTGTGTCATAATATCACCTCCTTTTCTACCTTACCTATGTGCTTTTTCGTTTAGGTGCTTTGAGATTTTATCCCGTGCATCTGTGACTGGACCATTACAATTTAGTTGCTTTAACCCTTCGAGACAAGCTAGCATCCCGTAAGTTAGTAATTGCATTTCCTCTTTGTTGTCTGCGATATCAACATCTTGCTGATTTTGTTTCAAGTACCACTTATACACCGTAAAAATGATTGCAAAAATAGACACTATTGCGCCTATTAATGTAGCCCCAAAGATAATGTCGGCCGTCCCAATAGTAACGGACGGTTCGGCCACTACTGTGAGCAATGCATGCATTCTCTCACCTCCCAAATCTGGAAAAATACCCAGGATCTAAATCGGCATCATCATATAGGCTGTCTTGTTCTTCTGGTTTAGGTGCTGCTAATGGCATCCCCGGTATATTGGGCACACACAAGGTAGTGAATGCTCCGGAAAAACTGTCAACCATATCATCATGGATTCCCCCTGGAAACGACTCTGCTTCTCCGAAAAAGGCTTCTAAATTTCGGCATCCGCGCAAGTATTTGATCTGACCTCTCTCAGCTGCGGCTGATGCCGACGTTGCACGAGTGGACTTATCTCCTGAAGATTTAATGGCTTGGTAATTGAATCCCTTAAAGATGGTTCTACTTTTGATATCACATAATGTGATTCCAGAAGAGCCCGGTTCTTGTTCTTCGCGTACCATGGTAGAGTAACCATCCGCGACAGCAGTGGCCTCTTGAATAGATTGTGTCTTCTCTGAAGACAGTCTATCTCTAATTATATCTTCTATATAATAAATACCGTTATACTCGCTAAGTAAGAAACCTGCTGTATAATCGGGGTCATTCGATTTATTTTTCTTTTTGGCTTTTTCTTCATCGGTAGCTGCCATATCCCACCAACGACATTTACGTCTATGTGGAGGTAATTCATCAACACCTTGAAACCAAGTTCTTTTAAACATATTACCTTTTCTTACTATTTCCCAGTTACCATCTCGAAGACGAGCTCTGGTTACTGGATCTAACTCTTCTAAGGATTTTTCATATTCCTTTGTATCCAGGTAAGGGTTATCATCTAATCCTGCTGGAATAAAAACACGACCCAATGCTGGGCCCTCATCTATAAAACGCTTCTTAACCCATATACCACTATCATCATCAGGTGGATTACTTGCTCCTCTAACTCGTAAAGGAATTTGTACTCCCTTAATACGACGAAGTCTGGAGAACATATATCTGTAACAGGTTAGGTCGATATGTGTTAACTCATCAAAACCTATAAATTGATACTCTCCACCTTGATAGTTGAATCTGTCGTTTGCATTCTCTAGATATCCAAATTGTAATACTGAGATCACTTCTTTATGTGGTCCGTAGATATCCATGAATTCAAACTTCTTATCTTTTTCATTCCACTTTACTTCCGGTGAAAAAGGAAGCAACCAATCCTTAGCTCTATCTATAAGAGCACCTGGTTTTACTAGATCGGCATATGTCTTACGAAAAATGATACCTGCGTATCCTTTAACGTCGACGTATTGTAATCCGCCCATTAGTAATGCATCAGATTTACCCCCGCCAGCAGCGCCCCCATAAAAGGCTTCTTTTATATTTAGGAGGAGAAAAGCAGTCTGTTTAGCAGTTGGTGTATGTGGAACGTATTTAGATATTTTGGGGGTTAGCAGCTTTTGGAGGCTTACTAAATCAGAATGTTTAATTTTGGTCAAATCCATTTGGCCTATACCTATATTCTGAATAAAATCACCGATATCTCTTTTTTGATCGTTGGAGTAGGAAGAATAACCACTAAGTGCACTAATGCCCATTAATAAACTACCTCCTCTTCAACTACAATACCTAATCCCTCTGTATCACCATTTTCTAATAAGTCAGCATGAATAGCCGTCTTCATAGCTCCACTAGCTTGTAATACGTGGAGAATGGATAATAAGTTAGAATCATCTTTAATGTCAGCTTGTAGCTGCCTTTCTGCCGAACTACCAGCGCCTGGATCGGTCGTATTTCCACCTGCGTGTATGTTTAACATTTTGTCCGCGGTGTTATTAGTGGTGTTCGCATATATAGACAAGTTTGTCTGTGAATTGGCAGCTACACTTCCGGGTTTATCAGGTAATAGACCCACACTGACACGACTATATTTAATACCCAATTCAAGCATTTGTAGTGCTTCCTTGGGACATAAACTAGCGGAATTATTATTCAGATACGTGAATGCCTTTTTACATAATTCATTTGCAATATGTAAGTGGTCATTCTGCAAGATTTGCACTTCTTGTGCTCTTCTTTTATATGTTATTAACTCCATATAGGCATCATACAATTCGCATCTGGCAGGCCAGCTGTAAACTTTGGATATATAGGTTAGGATAACTCCTGGGATACCTAGCTGTCTGGATAAACCAGCTAATGTACGATTAACTATGACGTATTCGCCCGTAGTTAACAGTAGATAACGTGAATCTCTATAAAGTTTAAAAACGTTATGGAAGTCTAATCGCTCGCCCTTCATACGCTCCCATACTGGGATACCTTCAATAGTAGGGGTGGCATCTATAAATTCGATAGTCATTGTTGACCTGTCGATCATATCATCTGTGAAATCAGCTAAATTGTCATTAAAGGGCAATTCTCGAGCGATTAGTGCGGGATCGACTAGAGCTCGGATACTATTGCTCACACGGAAGGTGGCTTGAAGTTGAGCAACCACACTAGCTAATCTCTTTAGTTCAGTTGTAATACAAATGGTACGCAAAACGGAACATTGTTCTAACATTTCTGGTGTGATAGGTAATTTCATCGTACCAGTTGTGTAGTCTGCGAAGCGATGCATCTTTGCTTCTTCTGCTTCTAGCGGTGTTGTAATCGCATCCGCGTTATCAATTCCCTTTAAGAAACCAAAATCACTTAATTTAACTAGTGCGGGTTCGCTCATCTTCTTATCCTCCTTTCATATTTGTACTTACCTGCCCGTCAAGGGCTGTGTCGCAATAAAAAGCCCACTAACGCAAATTACGTTAATAGACTTGTGTTTATTATGTGTACTATATCTTTTAATCGGTTATTACTATATGTGCACACGTCTCAGGCCGTTAGACATTAAGGTGACGTGATATCTTCTTATATTAATATAATATTCAAAAATGTTTTATTTTTAACGGGTGGAGCCAATAATCCATTAAGATGAACTTCAATAACGCTATCAGTCCGGCGTATAGCGCCCTCGGTATATAACTAGCTGCATGCAGCATCTGTATTACTCTTCTGTCTCCAGACATATAAAATAGCCTCTGTGTTTGTATTTTAGGGGCAGTATTAGTTCTGACAGGGTTTAAAGGCTTTTTCTCTATTAATATGGGGTGTTGGTCTTGTTTCCTAACAGCCTGGTTTTGAGGTAAAAAATCGGACGCTAACGCCCCGGGGGCCCGGGTATTCCTCGAGGGGGTGTATGCTTTATTAGGAATTTCCTCGAGAGATAGTATGTTTAGTAGAGTAACCTGTTAAACTATATCATGTTAGTAGGAATAGGATAGTTTAGTAAGGGAACCTGTGAACCCTCCTAAGTAGGTAGGGAAGGTATACATTGGATATATCCTCCCAGGTAAGGAGGGGAAGGGATCCATTATATACCCTCCCAACCTTAGGGATAGGGATCCTAGTGGTCTAGTGGTCTAGTGGTCTAGTGGTCTAGTGGTCTATGCCACGATGCCACGATGCCACGATGCCACGATGCCACGATGCCACGATGCCACGATGCCACGATGCC